ACCTGCTACGGTTTTGCCTGTGTTACCTTTTTTTGGATCTGCTTTTGCTTTACTGGCTGTTGCCATGTTTTCTCCTGTTATGTACGTTAATTATAGCTTAGATATGCCCACATCAAGTACTGTTCAAATGTAATTATAGCATCTTCTATCTGTTGTAGCAAATTCTGCTGACGTATACTTGTTGTTTTTTTACAACGGCGCATTTCTATTTCCTCGCGCCCTAGATCCTGCACCAGTCCAGTTACTACAGCCAAAAATTTAGCCAGATCTTTGCGAGCTGGCTGTGGCGCTGAATGCATCTGTGCTAGCAAGGGTGTGCTAACACCTGCCCAATCTAATGAAGTTTGTACACGCATCTGGGTACTATAGCACCTTTTGGGCTTGTTGTCAAACCGGCTAAATATACAAATAAGGATCCAAAAATGCCACGTTTAAGCCTATGGCGTGAAAATAAGACCAACGATTACAAGTTCATTGACCGTAGAATCAGTGAAATGTTCACCGTTGGCGGAACTGGTATATTATTACACAAATACCTGGGCCCAGACACCAGTAGCTCAACTGGCAACAATCCTACCCTACCAAATGGCCCATTGGCGCCTACCACTATCCAAGATGTGCTGTTTCTAGAAAACCGCGATCGCAAGTATGATTCCAGTGTGTATAGCCTACGAGGTATCTACCAAAAACAAGATCAAGATTTTGACCTAAGTCAGTTTGGTATCTTTTTGGCGGCTGGTACAACATTTATGACCTTTCATCTGAATGATACCATTGAACTGCTAGGACGTAAACCTATTGCAGGCGATGTGGTTGAGTTCATGCACATGCGTGATTTCTACAACCTGGACCAGACCATTCCTTTTGCTATCAGAAAATTCTATGTTATCACTGATGTGGCTTTTGCGGCAGAAGGATTTAGTGCAACCTGGTGGCCACACCTGTGGAGAGTTAAACTACAACCACTGGTAGACAGTCAGGAATACAAGGACATTCTTAACAACGTTGCGGCATCAACAGATCCATTTGCGGCCAATGCAACTGTGGCTAATGTGGGAGGAGTTACCAGTACCTACAGCAAGTATCTTACCATCAACGAAGAAATCATTGCTGAAGCAGAAATTGAACTGCCCAAGAGTGGATACAACACAGACATATTCTATGTGCCAGGTTATACTCCCGAGAGTAATCTTGCTAGTGGCATGGTCATTGATCCTAATCAGGTTAAGGTCAACACCGGCAACATCAACATTGACGGTAGCTATGGTATAGAATTCACTGTTACCAGCAACTCTGTTGACTCTAACTATGTTACTGTTGCTAACACCTATGCGGCCATTGCAGGCGGTACCGTGGTTGCAGGCAACATCTTGGCCAATGCTGGAGTAACGGTTAACAGTATTCTTAGCAATACTGTGCTACTGCTAAGTTCTAATGTAACGGTGAGCACCAACGATTCTATTGTGATTGTTAGTGTACCTCCTGGAGATGTTCCAAACATTTCTGTTAGCAGTGGTAATGTGTCTCCAAACTACAAGGTACAAGGTTATCTTAGTGGCGATGGCACAGCACCAAATGGACTAAAGGTTAACATGGGCGTATCTTACCCAAGCGGAGCGCAAAGTGGAGATTTCTTCTTGAGATTAGATTACACACCAAATAGACTGTTTAGATTCGACGGAGTTCGTTGGGTCAAGATTGAAGACAATGTTCGCACCAACCTAACACCAGGTGCAACCGATAACAAAACATACCTAAGCAGTTTTGTTAACAACACAGGTACACTGACAAACGCAAACGGACAAGTCATTAGTCAACGAGTTAGCCTAAGTCAAGCATTTAACCCTAAGGCAGATAATTAATGGCTGTTCAATTCTTTTACGATAATCAGATTAGACGATTCCTACTACAGTTTATTCGTCTGATGAGCAATTTCCAAGTTGAGTTTGGGTCTATTGATTCTACAACAGGACAACGTGCTCTTCAAACCATACCCGTGTTCTATGGCGACCCAAGCCGACAAGCCAGTCATATGATACGCACTAGCGAAAACAGCATGAGTACTGTGCCTGCCATGGCAGTATATCTAACTGATATCAAGTACGACCAAGACCGTGTACAAGATCCTTTCTTTGTGGGCAAGATGAATATCAGAACTCGCAAAACAGATCCAAGCACAGGCATGCTTACCAGCGAGCCAGGTGATGCATACACCGTTGAACGTCCGATGCCTGTTCCGTATAGACTAACAGTTAACTTGGACATCTGGACCAGTAACACAGAACAAAAACTACAGATCATTGAACAGATTGTTACACTATTCAATCCAAGTTTAGAAATACAAAGCACAGATAACTATATTGACTGGACCAGTTTAAGTTTTATCAAATTGATCAGCACACGCTGGGACAGCAGAACTGTGCCCATTGGCGGTGATGATCCTATCAGCATTGCTACTTTTACCTTTGAATTGCCTGTATGGATCAGTAGTCCTGCCAAGCTCAAGGTGCTGGGTGTTGTACAAAACATTATCAACAGCGTATGGGATGCCAGCGGATATGTTAACGATCAATCGCCGCAGAGCGATACTGCGCTAGGTAGTTCATATCTTGATGCTATTGGAGACCCAAATCGTATCATTGCCAGACGTGCGCTGAATGTGCTAGGATACTCTGTACTCTACAGTGGCAACACTCTGAAACTGCTAAAGGCCGCAAGCGGAGATCTAGTAATCAATCCCGATCCAACATCAGGATCAAGTTCATTCAGTATTGAAACTGCACATGCAAACTCATGGCCTGCACTGATAAGCCAGTATGGATCATTGCGTCCGGGCACCAGTGAGATTAGACTGCAACAGGCCAATGGCAATGTGATCATTGGTACCATTGCTGTGCATCCAGTGGATGCATCCTTGTTGTTGTTTCAACCCTTTGTTGATACACTACCAGGCAATACCCTGTCTCCAGTAAATGCCATTATTGATCCACAAAAGCCTAATGTGATGCAACTGTTGTACAACTCCTCAGGTGAGTATTCTGTTGCAACTGGTACAAGATTTTTAATACTCAACGACATTGGTTCGTTAAATAGTTTAGAAGATACACCTGTTGCTTGGTCTCCAAATGGAACTGGTCTTGTTGCTCACGCAAACGACATTATTCAATTTGATGGTACTCAGTGGAGTGTTGTGTTTGATAGTGAATCAACCAAGACAGTTCAGTATGTTACCAATCTAAAAACAAACATACAGTATCAATGGGACAGCACAATGTGGGTTCAAAGTTTTGAAGGTGTATATCAAGAGGGATTATGGGAGTTAATAATATAGTAGGATGTGGTGCGTTAATCTACAGTAGATCAACTCGTAGATACCTATTCCTATGTCGTACACAAAAGCGACACAAAAATTCCTGGGGCTTGGTAGGCGGTGGCGTAGACGCAGGCGAAACAGTTATTCAAGCACTACACAGAGAGATCAACGAAGAGATGGGCACAGACCTATCCAGTGCCAAGGTAATTCCTCTAGAGCAGTTCACCAGTGATGACAAGAACTTTGTGTATCACACGTTTTTAATTCCGGTAGAAGAAGAGTTTATCCCAACGCTGAATCACGAGCACAGCGGATATTGTTGGGTTCCATTAGACAATTATCCAAAGCCCCTGCATCCAGGCGTTTGGCGTACATTTAAATTTGATGCAGTTATTAAAAAGATTCGTACCTTAGAAAAAGTATTATAGGTCAATCTCAGCAACAAAGGCTTTGAAGTCGATCTGTCTATAGTTGCTTCTGTTCAACCAACCTGTGGGCTGTACATATCTAGCAGTTGGCATAACACGAATAAACTCAACATCAGGATACACCTGCATAACAGATTCCATGGTAGTTGACCAATATTCACTTAGGTTTCTAGTCTCAGTGGATTCATAGCAGGGTGTATCAGAATACACATTGTTATGGAAGTTGCCACCATCGCCACCATCAAAGCCCATTAGATAAATCTGTTTGTGTCCATCAAATGCGGCAATATAGGCCGCTAGTGTGCCTGCGTTCAGGTGAGGGTTACCTGGTACTAGATAAAACTTACCAGGATAGTCTAGTAGATGTTCACCGTTGGCATACACAATATGATCATCACAATAGCCACTGTTGGCAATTTCATCAACGATCTCTTTTCCTGTTGCTACCAAAAAGTGTGGAGTAAAATCTCTGTAAAGTGCATTGCATCCATAGGTCTGAACAGCACCGGCACCTAGGTATCCACCGCGGTGTCCTTGTAGTCTACCAATTGGAAAAAACTCTCTGCTCTTGCCGTTGCCAAGTATCACAGCACGATTAGAAATCTGTGTGTTGGTAATAGCGTTTGGAATGAATTCAGTTTCAAAATTCCATTGACTATTTTTTCTAGTTACCTGTGTGTGAATTTCTTCACCCATGTAATCTGCTCTGAATGCTCTGTTTAGTAGTACCTGATCCATTTTCTTTTACCTTTAAATTCCAAATACGATACCAATGGTATCAATATAGCTCTTTGGCATCACGCTGTTTGCTGTGTACTGTATCTGTGGCCCAGTCAGTGTAATATTACCCGATGTAAAGATATTACCTGCCTGCACGTTACCTGAGTACACAATCGTAGAAACACTGGTTACAGATGCTGGGCCCCATGCGTTTTTGGCACTGTTATACACATAAATGATGCCATTTATGGTTGTTGTTTGTCCGTTTGTCGGGCTAGTTGGCCAACTCATCTATCTGCTCCTAATAGTGTATTTATGGTACCCATGCTTATCCTAGGTAGGCTACT